AGATCGCATTTGACCTAAGCCGTAATGACTCCCATTTCGAGCCTTTGGATTCCATCTGGATTCTTTGGTAATAATCCAACGAAAGCAATGATATTGCTTATCATCAATGATCCTTGAATGTGCATATAGCTTTAGATAGTCTGCCTGTGTTGCAGCTTGTACCGGTTGTATCGTTATTGACATCGAGCCTACACATAGGCATAGAACACCCAATAGCACCAAGCGCACGCGCGAGCTACCAGCCTTCGGCGCTCGCTGCGAGCGAATGGAGAGTAATGGCCTCGTCAAGTTACTGGCAAGTATGTGGATAAGTTGAGCGTGCCTTTGGCGTGTCGTCCACAGGTTATCCACAGGCGTCAATTCTGTCCATGACGCCCATGGCTCCACATCCTAGGCATTGAACCAGCACCATGTTGTCCCCAAGTTTTACTTGATCCAACATAACGCCGTGATTTGTAACCTTCTTCTCGACCCTACATTGAAAGCGCAGCATCTCCATGACTGGATCTCCTTAGATTCTCGATTGGATGTAAATTGTATTGCTCAACCCAAAATGACGGATTATCCCGTCGCTTCCATTGTTGATTCTTGGCTATCGATACAGGTATCCATCCCCTGATCTCATAGACCGGTGATCGCCCAGTAACCAGCACAGCGATGTCGCTATTTCGATCCGTGTCGCTAATGATGAGCGCTCCAGCATCGTATTTTGTCCACTTAACCTCAATTCGAGATCCAACATCAGCTTGTGATTTGAATGTGTTATGAGTCGGCTGGAAATCCTTATTCCCAAAGTACCGAGCGACCACAATCTCGGCGCAGATCGATTCGGCTATCTGGCACACGTACTCATGGAATGACAGATTCTTGTCATATCGTGATTTGTGATCTGGACGTCCATTGATCTCCTTGATCCTCAGTAAAGCGATCTCGATCGATTGCATCATTTGGTCAAATGTCACTGTCATTTTCATTTGCACAGCTCGCAATACCAAAGCTCAGGCGATCCCATGACTGTGTCATATCGTCCGCCATCAAAGCGCTTAAATGACTCGCATCGATCACACCATTCGATTTTAAGCGGATCGATCTGATCCTTTATCACTGAGCCATCAATCATGAATCGCGTGCGCTCGCCTGTGGCAATCCTTATCATTTCCATATCGGCCATCAGTGTAGTTTCCAGTTACCATCGGGTGATTTGTTATACCAAATTGGTGGACATTGCTCTGACTTAACGTTTCCAGTGCACACATATCCCTTGTAATCTTTGCCAGTCCTAGGGGATGTGCCTTCTTTGATAATCATGTGCCCGTGTTTGCATTTTGGCGCTTCGGCTATCAGCTGGCCACCTAATTGACCAACGATCTCCGATATACCCGTCGCAGCTGTGGCAAAGCCTTCCTCGGCAAATGGCTTCGACCAAGGATCGTCCTCGATCTTATTTACGAAAGCGGCTGGCATGTTTTCCACTTGCTTCATGTTTTCCTGTGTCGGACGTGTATCCGAGCCAAGTAGTAGCCCGATGGTACGACCGATCGCTGATGTGACTGTATCCTCGACGAACCAGCGCTTCATGCTGGCCTGATATGACTCGACTCGACCGAATGCGAAATCAATAGCGCTTGGCTTCTCATCCTCATACTCGCGAAATATCCTGCACTCGATCAGCACGTATCCGGCAACGGCATTGAAATCAATGATGTGTGTTTCGATTCGCCCTGACGGATGAGACAGCCAGAATCGTTTGATGCGTGAGGCGACATCTTCGTAATTATCAAGAAATCCCATTTACTTCACCGGCCTTTTCATAGCCATACCGACGGATCGCCCGTGATGGTAGCCGACCGATTTGCCGTCCCTGTAGCCCATTGAATAAATGGCCACGCTGATCAATAGCTGCGCCAGTAGCGCAAAGCCGATGATTTGCTCTGTTGTCATTTTGCTCCCGTTTCTGTTAGGGGAGCGACCCTAGTGTTTCGCCTGATCCGTGACCAAGGCCGCTCCCATGTAAGAGCATGAGGCCTAAGTCTGACAAGGTCAAGAATCCTGCGTGTCTGTCGGCGTGTCTGCCTTCGGTTTGTCCCTATCTTTCAATCCGTTACTGGCTAGTACAGATCCAAGTGCGCCAGTCAAGAAAATCGTGAGTGTAGATAATAGCTCGATAAATGCTCGATCATTTGGTGCTTGATCGCCAAGTGGCTGCGTCACGAATATCAACGCGTAAAGCATTCCAGCGACCGAGAATGTAAAGGTAAGCGCTAGGGATATGCCAATGAATACGATGAGGCGAGCTTTAAGCTGCTCATTTGTTAGCCGTCTTTGATGACGTGAAGCCATTGGGATCCTCTCCAAATATGTCCTCAGTGCAGACTCCGAGAGCTTTACATTGCGGCGGATTACACTCAGGCGCTTGCCAGTTTTCAAAATCTTGGCACTCATATCTTGTCCAACCCTGATAACCACAAGCCGACAGCCCCAACGATAATAAAATCGCCGAGGCTGTCAGCTGTAGTCCCCGAGTCACTTCCCCAATAACCCGAAAGCCTGATCCTTTGGATTGAGCCATCGTAGGATCACCGGTGCGACAGCTGCCGCTCCAGCCATTGCCAAAGTCTTGGGATCTGTTTCCCCTGCCATGTATAAGGCGAGTGCTGCCGCCATGAATGAGCGCGCCCAGCTCGCTGCCATTGCTTTCATTTCTTTCATGTTTTCTTCTCCTTTGTAGGCTTTGCAGCCTTCTTCGGTGTTTGGATTTCTACGATGGGAAATTCTCCCTTGTAAGGCACGTACTTGGGACGGCCAAAGCCGACCACTTCTTTTCCGACTGTGCGCTGCTTGACCATCACCATTCCGCCATTGCGTTGATCGCCTGTGCCGGATGTGTTGCCTTCGATGGTCGTGATTGTTTTGCCATCGATGGCCACGACGATCCCGATGTGAGAGATCCGATCGACGCCGTCATGTGGAAAGTCCATGAATGCCATGTCACCGATTGCCGGTACTTCATGCCAGCGACCGATCTCCTTAAATTTGTGAGCGCCTGTGGCTGTGCTGACAAGGCTGTGAACCTTGACCCCAGATTGTGCCAGCACCCAATTACAGAATGATCCGCACCAAGGTAGGCCATCGGCTTTCGTAAATTTGCCGTACTTGGTAAGGTTGTCGCCTTCTTCAATCGTGCCGATTTCGGCTTTTGCGATCTCAATGACGTGTGGCGCTGATCCGATTGGATAACTCATTTGTCAGCCATTGTTACTCAGGCATTATTGCTAAAATGGCTTCAGCTTTAGCACACTCGACGATTTCAGTCTTAAGCAAGTTCGTTACCTGATCAAATTGCTGTAATACAGCAAGGCGCAGAAGTCTATCCTGAGGACATTCTTTAGCTGCAGCTTGTGATTCAAGTCCCTTGAAACCAATGAGATCAGCATCCCAGTTACCATCTAGGGTTGCTAGTAGTGCCTTGTAGGTTGCGATGTTGGCCTTGTAAGAATCGACCTCGATTTGCCTTGCTTGCTTTGCTGTTAGTTGGATCTCGCTTTGCTCTGTCATTTATTTTCCTTTTCTAGTTGTTAAAAGAAACGCCGTTGGCGTTATTTGTTGGTAATGTAGCAGGGTTAGCGTACTTGGTACCGAACCCTGCAGACCAAGGGTACGCGGTAACAAAAGGCGTAGTATCGTGAGCAACTGCAATTTGATTACCTGTTGAAGAAAATTTAACAGACAACCCGTCCCCAGTTGGTAACGTCGCAGGATTGGCGTACTTAGTGCCAAAGCCTGCAGACCAAGGGTAGGCAGTAACATTAGGCGAAGTTTGATGAGCGAGAGCTATCGATGTTCCTGCAGGATTGAATGCGGCACCTTCGACTCTACCAGTTGGTAATGTTGCAGGGTTGGCATACTTCGTGCCAAACCCTGCAGACCACGCATAAACTGAAACAAAGGGTGATGTGTCGTGACCAATAGCAAGAGCGTTGCCTGCAGGATTAAATGCAGCGACATAACCACCACCAGTCGGCAACGTTGCAGGGTTGGCGTACTTGGTACCGAACCCTGCGGACCAAGGATAGGCAGAAACAAATGGTGTAGTTTGATGAGCAAGTACAATCGTATCGCCGGAAGGTGAAAATGTTGTCCCATCGCCATTACCTGCTGGCAAGGTTGCTGGGTTAGCGTATTTCGTGCCGAACCCTGAAGCCGACCAAGGATAGGCGGATAAAAATGGAGTATTAAAGTGCGCAACTGCAAGCGCATCGCTGGCAGGTGTAAAAGCTACGCCCGTGCCTGTTCCGGTCGGTAGTGTTGCAGGGTTAGCGTACTTCGTACCGAACCCTAAATTTGACCAAGGGTAGGCAGTAACAAAGGGAGTAGTTGCGTGACCGACAGCTAAAGCATTGCCGGCAGGTGCGTAAGCAACTGAATCAGCGGTGCTAGGTGGTAGTGTGGCAGGGTTGGCGTACTTCGTGCCAAAGCCTGCACTTGACCAAGGATAGGCCGTGATAAAAGGTGAAGTGCCGTGCGCTACCGCAATTTGTTGTTCTAATGCACGAAAATTACTTGAGGCAATAATCCCTAGAATCGGACTCATTAGCTAAGATCGCCAATTACAGTAAATGTGTTACTGCCCGTACATACGATTGATGCGGCTGAGTATCGAGTTCTTAATTTTGGAGCTGACGCACTAGCACCCGTTGATGTGATGGTGACGCCTGCGCCTTGAGCCAAAGTCACTTGGCCTGTGTTGATTGCTTGAATGTTGATGATGTTGCCGCTTGCAAATACTGATGGCGGCACTGTCAATGTGATTGCGCTTGTATTGGACAAAGTGACAATTTTTCCAAGATCATCCGCGACAAGTGTGTATGTTGTGCCTGTCTGTGCATTGAAACTTACAGTGGTGTCATCCTGCTCAATCCAAGTGAAATCCATGTCAGTATTTGATGCCTTGGATAGCACTTGACCAGTCGTGCCGCCTTCAAGATCCATCAATGACGTGTCGATCGATTGGCCGAGTGTTCGGATCGCTGCCGCGCCATCCTTTACCAAGTCGGTATCG